GCATCCTTTGCCTTTTGAAACAACCCTTTCTTTTCTTCTTTGGGTTCTTCTACTACTTCTTTTTTAATTTTATCAACCATTGATATACGAGTAACTAGCTCCTATTTATCCCAAGCAAAACTTAAAGTGACTCTTGGTTCTATGACTATGGGATCGTGGTAGACACCAGCAGGAATAAACATACCATCTCCAGGTGCTAAAGTATATTCGTCACCTTCTATACCATACAGTGTGCTACCAATAGATTGAATCAACAATACATCTATATCATCATTATGGTTTCCATAGGTAAGAGATGAATTGCCTAATGAAGCATAGACATGCAAATTTCTTATACCTTCTTTCTTTTGAACCTTATTAAATACTTCTCCTACACTATTAGGATAGTAATCATTCATCAATACAAATGTAGGAGCAGGACTACGCATTAAAGAAGTCGCAACATTTAATATTTTAAAAGACCCATCTTCAAAATCATCAGAAATTTTTTCTATTACATCATCCCAAGCAACATTACAATCGGTAAACTGTTGAGGTAGATATTCAAATTTTGTTCTGTGTGGGCAACATAATTTATTTGGCATCAAGGAATCCTTGTTTAATCATCTTTTGCAATTCAGCAGTACTACCTGTAAATATTGCATTGTTAGTAACATTGTTTGTGGTCTTATTTTTAGTCTCATCAATCTCCTTAACTTTTTTCTGGAGATCCATAAGTTTATCTGCAATGTCAGCAGTTGATTTTAAGACCTGTCCTGCTACTTCAAATGCTCTAGGCGAACCAGACTCATTAGCAACATCCATTATACCATCTAAAGTTTCTTGACCTTTTGATATTAAAGAATATAACTGAGCACGAGAATACTCATAGTCCTTATCTACATCAACACCAGCGTCTTTTTTTATAGGAACATCTTTATGAGCATTAAACTTTTGAACATAAGAATGTTCCGATTCAGTGTTTAAAGCTTTATCTATTTCTTTTGACATTTTTCAGATCCTCCTTCAAAATCATGGATACTTTCCGATCCACCTACAGCAAATGGGTTATACTTGGATCTTGCTAACTTAAATGCTTTCTCATGCATTGTTACTTCCTGTTCATCAGCCGATGCATAATCGTCAGCAATCTCTTCCTCAGGTCTTGGGTTGTATGCATCTTCTGCATCAGAAGAACCATACATGTCAAATCTGTCGTTTGTAGCAATTGGCATATCATCTAGGGGGTTGTAACGATCATCATAACCTGGAACAAATGAAGTTTGAAACCAAGGATCGTAAGGAATTGTAGGTAATCCCATTATACATCCTCCTGTCTAGTAGGACTATACTTCTTAGAATCACCGAACATGGTAGTACTCTCACTAAATCCAAAGTCATCTTCAGGTCCAGCACTAATTGGATCTGGAGTTACAGTATACCTCATTTCACGCTTAGCTGCTTGAGTATCAGTATTAGCATAGTAATCAACTTGAACTTTCTTGATAAGTCCGTCTGTAGTATCAGCAACAGGACCAAAGAGATAAGTTTTAGCAGTAAACTGGAAGGTGTACATCAAAACTCTTCTAGTAGAAAAGTCTCCTTCATATTCATCACTGAAAGATATGTTCTCAAGTACAATAGGAATATCTCTTTTCTCTCCAATAGCACCTACCAAGTCTATTGTAACATTAAATGCTGGTTGGAAGAATGGTAGTATCTGTTCTACTATCTGCAATGCATCATCATTCAACTTAGTCATTACATTAAGTTCAAATCCCACATTGTAAGGTACTGGTAAATATACTTTCTTTACTTTAGTATTAGATGGGTCTCTATTATCAACTGCTTTAAAAGTTCTTGTTATACTAGCTTTTCTACTAGGGTCGTATGACATAGATGTCATCTCAAATGACATTCTTGGTAATGTTATAGCAGTTGCTTTTGTTAATTCTTCTTGTTGCTCAAGTTTTGCTAAAAACTTTTGCTTTGGTCCATATATTAATGGAACCTTAGTTTCACTAAGAGTGTTACCAGATCTATCATCATGCCTAATATTAACATCATTAAATAATGTACCAAAGGCAATAATGGTTTTTCTTAGTATCTCATGATAGAAATAAGTACCTAACATTATACATCTCCAAAGGGATTAGATTCGGTAAAGTCAAGAAGCTGATCTGCTTCTGTTTCAAATTCATCATTCATAAAGTATTCATCACCAACAGCAGCAGCACTCAAATCATTATTGTAAGAGAATACTTGATACCTAGCGGATGATGCAGTTCCAGTTATATATTCACCAGATCTGAAATCACCTGTATTTATGGATACTTCCAAACTTCTAGTTGTTGCATTCCAACTCTTAACATATGCTTCAGCACCAGACTCTGAACCAACTACTCTTTCATTGAGATGATATGTTCCAATACCAGTACTCAATGGAGCACTAATAGAAACGGTTGGAGTTGCTTCATATCCACTACCAGCATCAGTTAGATATATTCTAAACATACTAGAACCAGATAGAGTTGCAACAGCAGTTGCTTGAACTTGACCTACCTTAGCACCAACCATAGCACCAGTTCCAACAAAGGTAACAGATGCAGTTCCAGTACCACCTATAGAAGTTCCAATACCAATACTATTAGTACCAATAGAAGTTACAATTCCACCACCAGAAAGTATTTGAGCACCAACAACTTTGAAGTTAATAGTATGACCAATAGCAATATTTGCCATAGTATTAATTCCACTAATCTGCATTGTTCCAGCAGTAGCTACACCAGTAAATTCATATTGTTTATCGACAAATTGAGGATGTTGAATACTAACTATAGGTGGAGCAACATAGTTAGAACCTGGTTGTTGAATTCTAATAGAACAAATACCACTGTTAGTTAATGTTGAAGTTGCAGCAGCACCTACACCTGGAGTACCAAATCCAATAGTAGGTGGTTCCTGATAAGCAAAACCTGGATTAGTTATTGCAAGATAATCTATAGCAGCAAGATTACCTTTTTGAGTTGTAATAGCAACGACAGCACCAAGAGATGTGGATACACCTGCAGGAGACGCTGAGACGCTAATATTAGGCACTGAAGTATATCCAGAACCATCATCATTTAATGTGACCATTCTCATTGCACCTGATAGTGCAAAAGTATCTACAGATGCTTTAGCAGTAGATCCTATACCAGCTAAACTAACAGTAGTAATATTTCCTTCTTCACTCAATCTTGTATCAATAGCAGCAACATTTGTATCGATAATATCGTCTTGAAGTTGATATAGTTCACATTGTAATTCGTAAGTATAATTTTTACCTAATTGAAAGAAAGGAGTTTCATGTTCTACAAGTTTAATCTCAAATAATCTTTCTCCTAATGGAAACCAGATAAGGTCTCCTTCTTTAGGTCTTGTTCCAAAATCAATATCACCATCTAAAGCACCAGTTAAGTTAGTGGAATTAAATTGAAAGGGAGCAATAAAGTCTTCAAATCTTTCTCTTGATATGGTCAAAGTAATCTCATTTTGTAAGTTGATGCCAAACTTTGTCATTACATCACTACCCTTAGCATAACCCTCATAGTTGTTTAGGTATGCTTCAATAAGATAATTATCATTAAACTTTGATGATTGTACTTCCCCTAATATATCATCTGTAACAATTTGTTTTCTTGGTATGTAATAGACATCAATACCATGAATAGACAAATGCTCATCTACCAGAGACTGTACTAATCTCTGCTCATCAGGTGAACCATGCTGGAAGAACGGTGATACAGGCATATTAACCTATCATATCAAGAACTGGAATTTCGTAAGTAGATAGCATTTTTTCTTCTATCTCTCTTATCTCTAGATCACCATCTTCGTAGATCTGACGACCATTGAGTTCTATACCACCAGGAAGTTTTACTCCTTGGAATTTTATGAGGTTCTGACCCCATTGCTTTTTAATCTTTGCTGTTAGATATCTCTTCAAGAAAGAATCATTATATACTCCACTATAGTTAGAAGGATCCATAATTCTATAACACTCAATTAATACATAATGACCAACAGTAGTAGAAGCCCAATCAATATCAAAATAAAGCTTATTGTTTCTCTTATTGTATCTAATCTGAGTAGATGTAGTTAGTAAGAAATTAATATCTTCTAGATATGTTTTGGTCATAGAATAATTTAGGAGACCATCATACCCCATGTTAAAAGCAATATCATTTAAGAATAACTGATACTTCAAGTTAAACATACCATTACTAAGTCCACTACTATCAAATTGCATAACTCTTTCAATTCCTAATATAGAATCAGGTACAGTTATATAATTGGAATTCTCCTCAAATACACCAGATGTAGTAGTTGTACTAGTAATACCTAAATTATTATCACCACCTCTTGCTCTACCTCTCCTCTTATCTTCTTCAGTAAGTTGATACTTAAGCAATACCTTTTCTACACCATCAAAATGCCTCTCATAGAAAAACTGTAGAGAGTCATCCATTAAGTCATCGACTTGCTCATCGGCAACATTAATCTCCAGAATTGGAGCACCTAATTGTCTTAAACAATAATCTTGTAATGTTGCCCTACTATTTGGTTTTGCCATTAGAAGAATCCTCCATCGATGGAGTTAGTCCATTGCGGAACTCCAGAAGCGTTTGTAGTCATTACATAGTTAGAAGTAGTTAGGAATCCAACTGTGCTTGCTGTACTTACCAACCTACCATCATCTTCAAAGTAAGCAACACCGTTAGGACCACTATATCCTATACCTGTGCTTCCCCCTTGATCTGAGCGATAGTATAATCCTTGTTTAAATGTAGCATATCCTACGACATGTACATTGTCTTGAATAGTAACTTGACCAGCAGCAGAATCTAGAACTAACTCTCCACTATTAGTTTCAATCTTAGTTGCAGAGCTACCAGCACCAATCTTGATATTAGAAACTGTAGTAACACCAGTAATAACAACTTCGTTAAATGTACTTATTCCAGTTACATTAATGTTTCTACCATTAACTTCATCATAAACAACATCACCTATAACATTTAAGTTACCAGCGATAAAGATATCATCTTGGAATGTTGCTATACCAACGAAAGTTGAGAAACCAGCGAAGGTCATTTCAGTAGCAATACCAGTTTGAATTCTGGCATTAGTTATTGCAAAGTTAGTTGCTAAACCAGCAGTAATCTTAGCGTCAAGAATGTCAGCATCAGCAAGGTCTACTGCATTAGCAGTTACTACACCAGCAGTTGCTGTTATAGAAGAACCAATTGCAACTTCACCTTTATAAACACCGTTATCCTTAAAGGTAACAATACCAAGCATCTCTGAACCAGATGCTCTAACAATCAATCTATCACCGATACCAGAAGCTGAACTATCAGCATACATTAACTTAAGTGTCTTATTATCGACAGTTAAGAAGTCGCTGCTACCAGCAGCAGTCTGTACACTAAAGTAATCACTTCTTATTTGAAGTCTGCTATATGTTGCATTACCATTTGCATGAGAGAGGACTGTATGACCTCTGTTAGCAAATCCATCTGTATCAACATGTTCAACAGTTAAGTCATCATCTGAACCAATTCTTACCTTAACATTATCTGGGAGATCTGTGTGACTGTTAAGTCCAACAGGAGCATTAATTGTTAATGATCCATCACCAACAGTCTGACCAACTGTGAATGCTGTAGCAAGACCTGTAGCGATCCTAGCATCTACTACATCAAGGTTATTAACATCTGCACTACTACTAACTGTTACAACGCCTGTAGCGTTGATTCTTTCAAATCTAGCAGTGTCTAAAACATCTAATCTATCTCTAGGTGAGTCAGTACGAATACCAACTTTCTGGTTAGCGTCAACACGCCATGCTTCTACATTCTCAGTGCTAGCTACAATAGTACCATCACTACCACTATCAGTTAAAGCAATAGATGTATCACCCTTCTGGAATGCATCCAGTTGAATAGTTGTAGCAGTTAAGATACCTAAGACATTGACATCACCAGTAATATTAACATCACCAGCACCAGCAGGGTCAATATTAATATCACCTGAGGTTGATTCAATATTATTACCAGCAATCTGGATATTACCAAATGTACCACTAGTAGGTGTTACCTGACTACTATTACCAGAAGAATCTGAGATAGTTAGATTAGATAAAGCCTGTAAACTTGTTACCTGTTGAGAGAATGCAACTGTACCATTTTCTTGGTCAACATAGAATGCATCACCAACTCTAAAGTCTCCTTTCTGATCAATACTAACGAATGATATGTCACCGTTATTAACTTGAGTGACTTCGTTTGCTTGGATTGCTGTGTTAGGATCGTTATTAATATTTCCACCAGCACCAACATGGTTGAAATTAAGTGCAAAACATCTTAGTGTTACACCATCACCATCAGCAACAACACCCTTCTGACCGTACTCAACAGCACAACCCACAGAACGCATGTCAGCACCAAACTGACTGTAATCTGCTAAGGTTATCCTAGTAGCAGTTCCTACTCCACTGTTAGGTTGAGTAATTCTGATGTCCTGAGTAACTACTGTATTATCAGTAGCAGTTGAGACACCGTTAGTTCCGTTAAAGTTAACTAGTAATGAAGTCTTTCTATTACCAGCAGCCTCAGCACTATTACCATAAGTATATGCACCATCTGGGAATGAATGCAATCCTTTCTGAACAAATACATCATCTATCCAACCTGTATGTGCATTAGCAGCACCATCAAAGTCAGCACCAATTACAATAGGTTTTTGTGTACCAAGATCAGTAGTATATGATGTTGCTTCAGCTCTCTTAGCACCATTAGAATATGCTATTAATTTTGTACCTAACTTAGCAACAGCAATGTGATGCCATGCACCAGTTGTAATACCTGCACTAGTAGCCGATAATGCTGTAGTGTTTCCAACACGAACATCATATTCATTACCTCTGAAGGCAATACTTAAACCACTTGCATCAGTTCCTGAATCCCTAAAGTCAATAGCAGTAGCACTAGTTAATCCAGTAGTGTTTCTGTAAACCCAGAAACCAACAGCAAATTCTCCTGTACCAAATCCAAACTGATCGTGAGATGCTGCACTAACAGAATCGTTAGTACCATCTAATTTAAGTGACGCACTACCAAACTTCTTAACACTGGTATCTAATTGTGCATTACCATTAAATGTAAGTGTTTTAGCAGTTCTATTTTGAAGAATTTCAAATCCAAGTTGCTTACCACTTACATCAAGATATGTACCATCGTAGTTAGCTACAACAGCAGTACCTAATCCAGTAACACCATCAGTGTCATAGTAAGTAATTGTATTACCAATGCCTAGCATTGATGTTGTAGTAATACCAGTTAATCTTAATCTTGTCTTACCAGCAGATGCAATACCGAGTGTACCAGATTCACCTCTAATACCTTCAGAAGCAAAGTATGTGAAACAGTTAAGGAACTCAACACGAGCTCCGTTGGTCATTACTAGACCTTTAGCATTAGGTACAATGAAGGTTGCTTCATTGAATAACATTGCTGCTTCAATAGATCCTTCTTGAACCTGAGAACCATCGATATATGCACCAGCACCAGCTATGTAAGAAGATGGAGCTGCATCAGCACTGTTAAATCCGTATAAATCATCTGCAGTTTGATTAGTACCTTTGTTTAATACAGTTATACGCTGTACATAAGGTGATCTAGTAGTAATTGCAATACCAGGTTCATACTTAAATGCGTATCCTTCATTTGCTGATGTGTTGAAGAACATGTCAGCGATAGTTAAGTCTTCAACGACTGTTCTATCATTAAGTAGGAAACAATCCTTTTGCTTAGTAGCACTTGTTGGAACAATCTTAGTAGCACGAAGACCGTTACCTTTAACAGTTAATCCTGCAGGAACATATAATGGGAATGATTCTTCATAAACACCACCACCAATATTCAATGTTTCATTAACACCTATGATTGTAGGAGAGACATTAACATTAATTCTAAATGAAGTTGAATCAAGTACTGTAACAGCAGTTGTTACACCAGCAATAGGATCACTACCAGCACGAGGATAAGTCTTACTTGCAGTATTACCATCCATCGAACAGGTGAATGATAATGAATTATTATCAAGTGTTATAGTATCAGCAGTTGATAATCCGTGAGCAGAAGCAAATGATAGAACTAACTCTCCAGTATGCTGGTTGTAAGTTGCTCCATTAGGAGACTTCTGATTACCTGACTCAGCACCACTCTGAACATTAACTGCGTTTGTAGCAGTTCCTCCATTATAAGTGTGATCATACTTATTAGAAATTCTTGATAAAGCGTATTTAATCGATTTGAACGGTCTTTCTCTAGTACGACCACGAGAAGCATCGTAAGCATCAAGACCATGAGTATCAACAAACCATAAATCATCAGCAGGGTTGATTGTAGCAATACCAATCTGAGCAGGTTCTTTCCATGACAAAGTATTGTCATCATTAGTACTCAACATGTGTTGAGTGTTAATACCAACAACTCCTGTGGAGTCATATAGTGAAGTTACATAACCAGAATTGATCTTAGCTGTTAGTGCATCAAAGTTTGTAACATCAATCGTAGTGATAGATGCAGCAGTACCAACAATATCAGTTATGATACCAGAGGTAATTTTAACATCCTTAAGATCTGCAGTCTCAGTATCAAATACTGTTATAGTTGCATATGTACCAACTTGAGATGTAATAATACCAGCAGTTATCTTAACATCTTGAAGATCTGCTGTCTCTGTGTCAAATGTTGTAATAGTTGCATAAGTACCAACTATTGATGTAATAACACCAGCAGTGATCTTAGCATTAACGATGTCACCTTCTGTGGCATCGATAGTTGTAATGGTTGCTGCAGTACCAACAATGTCAGTAACAGCAACTCCTGTAAAGCTTAAATTATCAGCACTTAAAGTTGTTACATGTGCTGTAGTAATAGTTGCATAAGTACCAACCAATGATGTGACAACACCAGCAGTGATCTTAGCATTTACTATATCGCCTTCCGTAGCATCAATCGTAGTGATTGTAGCAGCAGTACCAACGATATCAGTAATGATACCAGATGTAATCTTAACATCCTTAAGGTCTGCAACCTCGGTATCAAAAGTTGTTATAGTTGCATAAACACCAACTGTTGAATCAACACTTAGATCATCAACATAAGCAACACCATCAATATGAATATCTTTCCACTGTTGAGTAGCAGTACCAATACTATAGGTATCGTCATCATCAGGGATAAAGTTGGAATCAATATCAGCATTGAATACGACATTATCTGTTACAGAATCACCAAGACCGATTGTACCGCCATTAAAGGTTACATTACCAGTGAAGGTAGTTGCACCACCAACTCTAAGATCATTCGTAATATGAACATCTTGAATTGTTGAGTATGTACCAACTAGTGATGTAACAACACCAGCAGTGATCTTAGCATTAACTATGTCACCTTCTGTAGCATCTATAGTTGTGATTGTTGCTGCTGTACCAACGATATCAGTAATGATACCAGCAGTAATCTTAACATCTTTAAGATCGGCAGTCTCAGTGTCAAATACTGTTATAGTTGCATAAGTACCAACCTGAGAGGTAATGATACCTGCAGTGATCTTAGCATTAACTATATCACCTTCTGTTGCATCAATTGTTGTTATAGTCGCTGCAGTACCAACAATATCAGTAATGATACCAGAGGTAATTTTAACTTGGTTAAGGTCTGCAACCTCTGTATCAAAATTTGTAATAGTTGCATAGATACCAGTTATTGATGTAACAACACCAGCAACGATATTACCATGTATAATATCAGCTACAGTTGCATCAATCGTAGTTATGGTAGCAGCAGTACCAACGATATCAGTAATGATACCTGCAGTGATCTTAACATCTCTAAGATCTGCTGTTTCAGTGTCAAATACTGTTATGGTTGCATAAGTACCAACTTGTGAAGTGATGATACCAGAAGTTATCTTGACATCATTAAGGTCAGCAGTTTCTGTATCAAATACAGTGATGGTAGCATAAGTACCAACTTGAGAGGTAATGATACCAGCAGTAACATATGCTGCTTCTATACCAAGATCATTAACATCTAACTGAGGAACAGTAGCAACACCAGTGATATTGACATCACCATCCACATCGAGAAGAGCTGTTGGCGTGGTAGTTCCCACCCCGACCCAACCGTCGCTATTACCTGAAACCCACTTAACATCACCTGAACCAATAACTAATTGATCATCTTGATCTGGATATCTAACATCTTGTCCTTTACCAATGATAACATTGTTATTACCAGTATTATGAGTACCAGCAGAATTACCAATAGCAATATTATCACTACCATAAACATTGTATAAAGTAAACGCACCAATAGCAATATTATTGCTCTGGTTAGTTGATATACCAGCACCCCATAGTGCTTCTCTACCTATACCAATATTCTGATTATGATCTTCTTTACCACTGTTTGTAGTAATACCTGACCTTACGACTAAGAATCCATAAGTATCAGTTAATCCAATACTACCAGTTGATAAGTAAATGGCATCATTTACATCAGTTAATAATCCGAAATTATCCTGACCTTTAACTTTAAACTGACTACCAATTAATTTTGCTAGATGTGCATTAGTACAAGTACCAATATTAAATGTTAAATTGCCAGTAACTGCATTATTAATAATTCCAAGGTCACCAAGATTAGCAATTGCTATTGCCCAATCACCACCAGTTATGTTAGAATAGCTATCTGTAGTACCATATACTCTGTAAGCATATGGATCATTAGATAATTGACTACCATCAGAGAATGAAATAGTGCTTGCATCACCAGTCTCACCGTAAGTGATAACTGATTGAGAACCTAAATCTTGTGCTACCTTATCACCAATATAGATGTTATGGGAACCTTCTGCCTCTTGACCAGCATAATGTCCTAAGAAAAGGTTGGATTCTGCTTTGGTTTGACCACCCTTCTGGAAGGCACTGTGACCAATAGCAATATTTCTCTTAGTGTTATTACCTAAACCAGCTTGTTGACCTGCGAAGTTACCAATAAAGAACCCCTGACGATCACTACCATCAGTTTCTTGTTCACCTGCTTCTCTACCAATTCTTATTAACTGCGTTCTGAAGTCTACATTATCTTCAATAGTTGCTATACCAGTAACCGTAAGGTTCTTAGTAGTAGATGCATGACTTACATTGATCTGCTCAAACTGTGCAGATGTAGAATTAAAATCGTTATATGTAGCACCAACACCAGCAAGAGCACTGATAATACCTACCTTACTTTGTAGGTTAAGAGTATCAGTAATATCAGTTACATAAAGAGTGGGTGCAGTTGCAACACCAGTTATATTCCAATTTCTTGCATTTACTTCATCGTATGATAAATCTCCTGTGACAGATAAATCTCCAGCAACGGTCAAATTACCCGATACAGTGGCTGCAGCACCTACTAGAAGGTCAGTAGCTACACTCCAGGTGTCAATCTGTCCTGATGGGTTAAGAATAACCGCCTTAGATCCAGTTGGTTTACCAAAGTCTGCAGGGTTCTCTGGCAGCATATCGGTGTAGTATTCACCACCGATTGCTATTGGTGCAGAAGTATTACCGTCTGGATGACCAATATATAATTTCTTATAAGACTTACCAGCACCTACATTAGATACATCGTAGGTGTATACTAATTCACCAAACGAGACACCAGTACCAACTGGTGCTGCGGTTGGAGGAGAGGTTCCTTGCGTCCTCTTTATCAGAATCGTTGCAGCCATTAGTATTCCCCTCCATCAACTGTGGTGGATGGTAAAGTTGTTTGTGTTATAAATTTTGCGGATGCTGAGTCATAGACCAGAAAACTACCGTTTGTTAAAGCACTTGCATTAACATCCGAAAGTAAAACTAGTTTACCTCCTCCTCCACCGCCCCCTAAAGAGCCGCTGGCAATAACCTTAACTTGGCTGCCAGTACCAATTCGTAAAGATGGCATTACCTTGTTACCCCTGCTCTAACATTGACCATTCCTTCAACGACTTTTACCTTGCTTGTTCCGTCTTGCAAAACAACATCGTAAAGATAACGGCCAGGTTTAATATCGGTTGTTATAGTAGATGCCATAGAGATTTGAATTTCTCCATCCGTGGCACTGGATACAGTCGATGCAAAAGACACAGCAGTTGTGCTTCCTGCCCATTTACGCAATTGCGATGTTACCGTGAAACCTGCTAGATTTAGGGTAGTGTTATTATCGTTATCACCAAGAGAAAATAAATGTTCAAAATCAGTACCCGATTCAATCTGCAAATTTGCGACATATACTGCCATCTTTTATGCTGACTATTATCCTATAAGGTATTTAGTTGCTTTATCTCTGTCAGAACTTCTTGCAATACTTGTGTTAGTTGACTCATTTTCATATCCAATCGATCTATATCATTTCTTATAATTTCAAGATCACCCAATTCTGCTACTTTTGCTGGTACACATTCGTCTCCATGAAGGAATCTTAAGTGTTCAATGTGTGGATCTCTCATAGTTTTTCTGTAATTTTAGCAAGCATTTCTTTTATCTCAGAAATCTCTTGCTTCATAGTATCTAGTTCTTCTTTTTGTGTAGACCTTTTTTCTCTTGCCTTGACATATGCTGAATAACCAGAGCTATCATCGTTTATGATAGCTCCTGTCTTTTCATCTCTATAGAGATTTGAGTAACCTTCAACCCTTATCATGCTAATGCTAACGCTCTAATGTTCTTAAGAACAGGAACTTCAGCTTGGTTAGTACCGTTAAATACAACCTTAATAACAAATCCAGTATAAGGTTCTAGATCGTTAATACTATACTGATATTCTCTGAACTCTCCACCAGGATTTATGAATTTATCAGGACGGCCATCGTTCTTTGCAGTATCGATTGGCGTATCCCCAAACCCATTACCAGTGGTATCAACGCTATTTAGATAGCCAGGGAACAATACAAATTTCTGATCAACTTCACTAGCATCACCTCTAATCAAACTATACAACACCCTGAAGTCAGTAGATGCAGGTCTAAATGCATCAAATATAACTTGCAACGAAGTTGCTGGTTGTTTGATAAGAATTGGTTTAGAAACATAGTATGAAGTATGTTGATCACCAAATAGAACATTAGCTCTTGGATCTGAAGCATACGCATCATCTCCAATTGGTTTATTAAGTCTATTAGAAGAGAACTTAAATGCCATTGTATCTAAACAAATCATTGGAGAACTATGGAAGTTTCCTCCGTTATTCATTGCAACTCTAGCAGTTAAAGATCTATTCCTAAAGAGATTAGTTAACCTTGCATTTTCATTTGCTTCAGAAGCAACTATTCTAGTGGATGAAAGTTTTGTTGGTTGGTTGAGAACATAACTCTCAAATCCTTGATCAACAAATGAGGCTTCTTCACCATCAATACTAGTTCCACTAACAGTTCTAACACTTAAGTTAGCAGTATCGGTAGGACCAGGTACTGTTATGTCAAATACTGGTGTAATAGTATCATACTGTATATTCTTAGAGGCATGAACATGAGCTCCACCGCCATGAATATCAGCATTGAATGAAAGTTGTGGTTGGGATAGACCTGAGATGTCGGTAGTTCTACCTTCTCTGTCAATCTTAATCATAAAGTCATCCATATTTCTACCAGTAACCTCAACACTATGCTCAGTATTGATCTTACCTAGACCAATTCCAGCAAATTCATACTTTTGGATATTAGATCCTTGAGCATGGTTGATAGATTGAGTGTTATTTACACCTCTAGTAATACCACTTAGAGTATTAACTCCAACAGCAGTGTAAGAGATAATTTCATTATTCAAAATAGCATAACCTGTGTTAGCAGCACTAACAATAACTCCTTCATAAACATTGTATCCAGTACTGTCTGCTATAGAAATACTATTTGAGGTAGAATTAACTATAGTAGCAGTTGTTGTTGGAAGAGTATTTGGAGATACTCCACTAATCGCAACTTTATTACCAGTACCATACATGCCATGATTGAAGTATGATAGTTTTGCATATTCTCCAGTATAAACGCTACCAGTTTCATCGTATCTAGTAACATCTAAACCAGAATCAATAAGAGTTCCAAGGTCATGATAGTAATTAACACTAGCTGCATTACCAAATTCTTCTGCTTGGACATTTGTTAGATACAATGTATCCAAACCACCAAGAGAATTAATACCAATTCTAGCTCCAGAACCACTACCACTCATTTCAGCAGTAACAATTCCTACAATATCACCAACTTGATAACCTTGACCATCATCTTGAATAGTAACAGCAGTAACACCACTATTACCAGTACCAACAGTTACACCTAATTTTAATCCAGCACCTTGACCTGTAATTGCATATGTTGCAACAGCAGCAGATGATGGAGTTCCATAGTTGAGACCATTTGTTGAGATACCAACTGCAAGAGTACCACCAGTTTTAACTGGTCCACCCGTTGATTCGATATATCCATATCGATAATTTGCAGAAGCATCACCAACTTTTCTACCAGGAACAAATACAGTACCAATAAGACCAGCATTAGTTGTTGTAGTGATTCCAAGTGCAGCTTTCTTAGGAAGCGCATGAATTGGATTCTTATTCAATACTGGTAAGATACCATTATTTGCTCTAATAGGTGGGTTCTGGAATGTTACTACAGCATCTTGATGAATGAACTCTGCTCTATACAACTTGAAGCACAAGTCTTCAAACTGACATGGAGTCCATGTAGAAGCATTCTGTGATTTAAACAGAGATCCAACTGAGAACTGGTTAGCATATACTCTACCAGCAGCACTTGGTAAATCCTGAGCATTAAGCGCAGTCTGTCCCATCTCTGCTGTAAATACCTCATAGGTGTTCGTAGGAGCACCTACAACGATAGCATACTCTGTAGCAGGTTCTAAGTATATTGGAGAACTAAATGTCGCTTTAGTTGCCACTGAAGCATCAGTAGACAAATTAATATCATTAGATGTTAAAATTACCCTAGCATCTGGAGACACCAATTTTGTAGTAGGTGTTCCTAATTCCATTGTCCTTAACTCTACAAAAGCAGGGACTTCTGGATCTAGCATAGTTGCAAAGTAAACATCAACAGAAGTAATATATGCACCATATTGGTCAACCTTAAATGATTGTGCCAATGGGTCATCATTCTCTTCAGCTTGAGGAGGAGCAGGTACTGGGAACGGAACAGGTTGAATAATAGTTCTAGTATTATCAACAACCTGTGTAACAGTATTATCAATAGTTTGCTGTACAGTAACAGTTCTATCAATAGTCCTTCTATCAACAAATGTTCTTGTTCTGTCAATAACCCTTGTATTATTAATAATAACGGGGGCAGGAGGTGGTGGTGGTGGGGGTGGTCTTCGGTTTACGAAGGTCAGACTTATATCTCTCTGTATTGTCGTAGTTTCTAGTGTCGTAACACTAACATCAGTTTGTACAATTCTTGTAGTTCCAACGGCAGTGTAGATTGCTTGAGCAGCTGAAATAGCAGTGCTTCCTCTTAATCCAGTAGCATTGACAGAACTAGAAGATACCTTAAATTCTCTTTCACCAGTTCTTACTCTAGCAAGTGGAGCAGGAGAAGCAAATGGATCTCTAACCCATACACATGCTCTTAAATCTCCATAGTTGTCAGAGAATAAACCAAGATCAGCAATAGTTGCTTGAGCACCGCTACTTTCTCCAGATACCACAGTACCTATTGGAAGATATCCAAAGAAATCTCCTTGAGGTGCAGAAGCTAAAGCAGTCGTATCTATGTTAATAACAGTAGAACCTTGTGAGTATGCTACAGGTAATGTTTCCTCTCTGTCTAAAGGATTATGCTCATAAGACATTGTAGGAGCAGCAAATGGTCCTTTCTTATGATCAGGTCTACAAAGTCTGAAACGATATGTTTCACCATTAACTAATGCAGTAATAGTTTCACCAACAGTAAATGCACCAACAACATTACTAATACCTATAACTTTAGGAACTACATCAACATTGCCAAGTTCATCAAAGAATGTAAAGAATCTAGCATTTGGTCTTAAACCATTTACATCATATTCTATATTTCTAGATCTAATAAATGGATCAAATTCTTCACTAGCAATAAAAGTATTTCTAGATGTTATATCATCTCTTTCTACTTTCTGTACACTATCCTGAGTACTTGCTTGCAATTCATCATCACCAAAACCACCATCAACATTAGTTACCGCTACTCTTGGATCAATTGAAGTTCTTCTAATAACTTGTGTTTGTAGTGTTTGTGTCCTATGAGTATTAATCCAGTTATCACTAGTTGGACTTAATTTTAAATCACCAATATAACTATAGACTAAAAATGGGTTAAGATTTTCTACTCTAGTTGCAAAATTCTGTTCAACAAATGCAGTTTCTTTATAATCTAATGTAATCATTCTACCTGTCTTTCTTGCCTTACCATCCAATAAAGCAAAGTCCTGACTAAAATCTAATGTCTCAGGTGGTTCTTGTGTAGCAGGTAATACCTGCATATCAATAGAACTGAGATCAGTTAAAGGACGCATATGTCCTCTAGTAGAATCTATATCAATAGGAGATGATACATCAACAAAAGTTCTAGACTTCAATGAATCTGCAAAGAAACCACTCTTAAATCTATCAAGACCATCAGCATCTTTAACTTGTAAAGTAGCAACTTTCTGTTCTAATAGAGATAGTGATGTAACATTTTCTAGATTCTCAACTCTATCTTCAATAGCACCGATATCACGCATTGTGTAACGGCGATTATCTATTAAGAATACCCTAGCATTTGAAGTTTGGTAAAGGAATGGTGGCCACGCAATCGTAGCTAAAACCATAGAACCAGGATCATCAGCAGGTGGTACAGGTTTTACAGATGGTTCACCTTGATGAACTATTATATTACCTGTTGATTTAAGAAGAACTTTATCCATTCTTCCCAAATAATGCTTATACTTGAACCTAGAATTCTCATTTGGTGTTGGAATTCTATTACCTGATTGTATTGTGTCTCTATTTGATGGGAAGAATGGAGATACAGCAGCACTAGATGGAGTAAATTCTACAACCCTAGGTCTGAAATCAAGAGTATCAGTTGCTCTCTTACTCGATTTACCTATACCAGGAATATCTTTCTTAAATCTTTCTGC